TGCATCGCACGGAACAGTTTGTAAGTCTTGCTATCTTTAGAAATCAATTTCATTTAAATCTCCTTTATATGAGTTGAACAATGTGTAATTGCACAACATGAAAACATTATAGCAGAGCTATACGCCAAGTGCAAGCTATTTCGGCAATATTCATGCGATCAATGTGTCCAAAATCTCAACCCAAATAAATAGATTAAAGGAACATACTATGAAACATTGGATTTTTGTCATAGGTTTAGCGTTATCAATTGCTGCACCAAGTTCGGCTGCTGACGCTAAAATCAACAAGAAAATAGCGGTCAAGAAGTCCGCAGCAAAAAAAGCCATGGTCAAGAAGGACGCACCTAAACAACCTACCTCAACTCAAAACAATAAATTTGGAGTTAAGTAATCCGTCCCATTTTTGCAGTATTTTATAAATAACCTTTCTGTGATATGCGTATCACAGCTGTAATAAATCAAACGATATTACTAATAGTATTATTTGGCTAAATATTGCAAAGGATTCGGTCCGATATGAGCCAAATAATAATTGATGTAGGTGCTAACCCCAATGACGGTACTGGCGACCCGTTACGTGTAGCATTTACTGATATAAATTATAATTTCACCGAGCTATACGACGCCGGACTAGTAGGAAGCAACATTGGTATTGCCAATAATACCATTTCTGTTAAGAATTCCAATGGAAATCTGGTATTAACAGCCAATGCCATCGGCAAAATAGCATTTAGTTCAGATGCTGTACCTATTGCTGCTAATACTCGCTATCTTGGTAGTTCTACACTGGCCTGGCGCGGGATTTATCTTGGTGTAGATGGTGTTACCAGTGCAGGTAATATTTCTGGTGCATATTTTATTGGAAACGGTAGCCAATTAACCGGTGTTACTTCGGCAGGTACATCTATAAATTCCGGCACATCGAATGTGCAGTTAGTAACTGCAGATGGCAATGCCACTATTAATATCGATGGTACTAGCAATGTGGCTGTGTTCGGCTCAACTGGGGCAAATATAACCGGCACATTGGGTGTATCTGGTAACGTATCAGGCAATTATTTCTTTGGTAATGGCAGTCAATTAACTGGTATAACAACAAGTTATGGCAATAGTAATGTGGCTGCATATTTACCTACATATACAGGTAATTTAGCCAGCCTAACTGGTGTTGTAACAACTACCGCTAATATGACTGGTGGTAATGTCCTAACAGGTGGAATCGTAAGTGCGACTGGTGGTATGACAACCGGTGGTACCATTTCAGCTACAGGTGGAATAGGAAGTGCTGCCAATATCACAGGCGCGTATTTCTTTGGTAATGGTTCGCAATTAACTGGATTAAGCAGCAGTTATGGTAATTCTAATGTAGCTGAATATCTACCTACCTACACAGGTAATTTGGCCAGCTTGACTGGTATTGTAACAACCACTGCCAATATACGTGGTGGCAATATCCTAACTGCCGGTATACTTTCTGCTACCGCCAATGTAACTGGTGGCAATATCCTAACCGGTGGTGGTGTTTCTGCAACCGGAACCATAACTGGTGGTAACTTAGCAGTAGGTGGATTTATTTCTACCACCGGTAATATCACAGGTGGTAATATATCCGGCACTAATATATCCGGCACATTAACCACAGCGACACAGGCCAACATTACTGCTGTTGGAACGTTGAGTAATTTATCAGTAACAAGCAATATATCAACCGGCAACTTAACTGCAACCGGAATACTTAGTGCAACTGGTAATGCGATAGTTGGTAATATAAGCACTGCCGGATCAGTCAGCGCCGCTGCGAATGTAACTGGTGGTAATATTCTAACCGGTGGTATAATTTCTGCCACCGGAATCATAAATGGTGGTAATTTAGCAGTAGGTGGATTTGTTTCTGCAACTGGCAACATAATTGGTGGTAACGTATTGGGTGGTGCGAATGTTAATGCAATAACTCATACAGGTACCACAGTTTCAGTAAGTGCAAACGTAACTGGCGGTAATGTATTAACTGGTGGAGTTGTGTCGGCTGCTGGTAATATAACAAGTGCTGCCAATATCACCGGCACTTATTTCTTTGGTAATGGTAGTCAGCTAACTGGATTATCTGGCACATACAGCAATGCCGATGTGGCTGCATATCTACCTATATACACAGGTAATTTGGCTAGCCTAACTGGCATAGTATTCACCACTGCCAACATCAAAGGTGGTAATATCCTAACTGGAGGTGTTGTTAGTGCAACAGCCAATGTAACTGGCGGTAATATCCTAACTGGAGGTGTTGTTAGTGCAACAGCCAATGTAACTGGTGGTAATATCCTAACTGGCGGTGTTGTTAGTGCAACAGCCAACGTCGCCGGTGGTAATATCCTAACTGGCGGTAAAGTATCATCCGCAGGAAACATTGCAGGTGGCAATATCCTAACAGGTGGGCAGATTTCAGCAACCGGAACTATAAATGGTGGTAATTTAGATGTGGGTGGATTTGTTTCTGCCAGCGGCAACATAATTGGCAGTTACATTCTTGGTAATGGTAGTCTGCTAACTGGTATAGCGGCTGGTTATAGTAATGCCAATGTGGCTGCATATCTGCCTACATATACAGGTAATTTGGCCAGTTTAACTGGTATTGTAACAACCACTGCCAACGTCACCGGTGGTAATATTATAACAGGTGGTAATGTTCTGACAACCGGTGCTGTAAGTGCAACTGGAAACGTCACCGGTGGTAATGTATTGGGTGGATCTATAAGTGCATCCGGTAACGTCGCCGGTGGCAATGTTCTAACAGGTGGTGTGGTAAGTGCCTCCGGTAATATTACGGGTGGTAATGTATTAGGTGGGGCAAACGTCAATGCCACCACACATACAGGTACCACAGTAAGTGTAAGTGCAAATATAACGGGTGGTAATGTTCTAACAGGTGGTACTGTAAGTGCGACAGGTAATGTTCTAACAGGTGGTACTGTAAGTGCGACAGGTAATGTTCTAACAGGTGGTACTGTAAGTGCGACTGGAAACATTACATCTGCTGCTAACATAAGTGGTACATATTTTGTTGGTAACGGCAGCCAACTAACTGGAATCCAGGCATCAGCTGGCTCTAGAATCACCGATGGCAACACCAACGTTAATACGATTGCAGATGGTGTGGCTAATATAACTGTTGCCGGAGTTAGCAATGTGGCTGTATTCAGTGCCACAGGTGCAAATATAACAGGAACATTTGGAGTATCGGGTAATGTAACCGGAGCTTATTTCTTTGGCAACGGCAGCCAATTAACTGGTATAGCGGCCGGCTATGGTAATTCCAATGTAGCCGATTACCTTCCTACCTACACAGGTAATTTGGCCAGTTTAACTGGTATTGTAACAACCACTGCCAACGTCACCGGTGGTAATGTCCTAACTGGTGGATTGATCTCTGCAACTGGTAATGTATCTGGTAACTATATCCTGGGCAATGGTGCATTATTGACCGGTGTTATCACAAGTGTGGCCAATATCAATAATGGCACCAGCAATGTAACAGTGGTAAGTTCAGGTGGTAATGTAACTGTCGGCGTAGGTGGCACTGGAAACGTGGTAGTATTTGCCACCACAGGCGAATACATAACTGGATTAATTTCAGCAAATGGTACTGTAACTGGTGGTAATTTAGCAACAGGTGGCACAGCAAGTGCCACAGGTAACGTAACCGGTGGTAATGTCTTAACAGGTGGGTTGATAAGTGCAACAAGCACGATCACTTCGGGTGCGACAATAACTGGTGGTAACTTGGCCACAGGTGGTACAGCAAGTGTAACTGGTAACATAACTGGTGGTAATGTCTTAACAGGTGGATTGGTTAGTGCCGCTGCCACAGTTACTGGTGGTAACTTGGCCACAGGTGGTACAGCAAGTGCCGCTGGTAACGTAACCGGTGGTAATGTCTTAACAGGTGGGTTGATAAGTGCAACAAGCACGATCACTTCGGGTGCTAATATTACAGGTGGTAATATCATAACAGCTGGATTGGTATCGGCAACTGGAAACGTATCAGGTGGTAATGTTAATACAAACAACATCGTTGGAACTGCCGTAACAATTACCAGTACCGGTGCATTAAATCTGGCTCCTACTGGAAACATCACAGCCAACAGCAAAAATATCACTGGAGTAGCAGACCCAGTTAATGATCAAGATGCTGCAACCAAATCCTATGTTGACAGCATTGCACAAGGGCTAGATCCTAAAGCATCTGTTTCGTTAGCCACAGCAACCACATTACCTGCTTATACATACAATAACGGTACAGCAGGGGTCGGAGCAACCATAACTGGATCTGCTTCGGGCCTACTAACCATTGATGGAACATCTCCGACTGTGGCTGATCGTGTGTTGATCAAGAACGAAACAGGTGGTGACGCACCATACAATGGTATCTACACAGTTACTACCAACAGCGGCGGATCAAATTATGTATTAACTCGTGCCACTGATATGAATCAATCAGCCGAAGTACCTGGGGCATTTACATTTGTTGAATTGGGCACAGTCAACGCTGATTCGGGATTTGTTTGTAGCACAAACGCTCCGGTGGTGATTGGCACAACAAATATTGTCTGGACACAATTTTCTAGTGCAGGTAGTTATACTGCCAATACATCGGCTGGTCTAAGCTTAATTGGATCGCAATTCAACGCCAAGGTCGATAACAGCACAACGGCATTTGATGGTGGTGGTAATATCATTGTCAAAGCAAGTGCTCAATTTACCACTCCTAATATTGGCGCAGCTACCGGTACAAGTTTGAGTACTACCGGTAATATCGCCGGTGGTAACGTCCTAACTGATGGAGTGGTATCTGCAACTGGTAACGTATCAGGCAATTACTTTATAGGTAATGGATCTGTATTAACTGGAGTTGCTGCAAGTACAGCAACAACTGCAGGTACAGTTACAGGTAATGCTCAAGCTAATATCACTAGTGTGGGTACATTAACATCATTGAGTGTGTCTGGTAACGTAGATGGTGGAAATTTAAGAACCGGTGGCGTGGTATCAGCAACCGGTAATGTATCGGGCAATTACATTCTAGGAAATGGTAGTCAACTCACTGGCATTGCAGCAGCAATTGGTAATGCAATAACATTAGGCACACCAACTGATGGCAATCTCACTGGCAATGTGGCGTATAGTGGATGGACAACTGGCACGTATGTCACAGATGGACTAGATGATCTAAACCAAGTAAGCTTGAATATTGCCGGCAATACATTTGTTGGTAATACGTATATCACAGCAAACACCTCTGCCGGAGCCAGCCCACTCAGCGTGGCATTCACCGGGCATTACATTGGTAATCCAAACAGCTATCTTTGGCAATTTGGAGATGGCACAGCCAACAGCACCAGTGCTAATCCCACACACACATACAGCAATGCGAGTGGCGGACAATTTACAGTTATATACACAGCTTATAATACCAATGGAACTTATGGTGGAAATGCAGCGGCAGGTGCCAAAGGATCAACAAGCACATCAACCAATACTAATTTCATTACCTTATATACACCAACACCAATTCCATCGTTTACAGTTAGCCCAGCAAATCTAACCATAGATACCGGCAGCAGTATCACGCTGACAAACGCCAGTACCTATGTATCGACTTTTTCCATCAACTATGGGGACGGAAACATTGTTATTCCGTCCCCAAGTTGGACGACAGATACTCATACCTATATCAATGCATCGGCTAATACTGATACGATTTATTATGCAAATTTAACAGGAACCAGCACAACTGCCGGGCCATCACCAGTTTCGGTTACCTCAGCAAATTCAAATGTCAAGGTATACTCATTACAAACTGCATCAGTTACTGGTAACATAACTCCTACTATTAACTATGCAGCCACAAGTGGTGGTGTGGTAAGCTTTAGAAATGATACAGCCACCGCGCCGGGCAATACTGCCAGCTTCGGTGCGCAACAGGTATATGCTTATCAATGGGGAGATGGCACTGCCAATAGCAATGTTAATATCACGACCGGCCTTGCTGGTAATCCCAGTGCGGCAAATATCACACATACTTTTGCATTGACTTCGGCACAACAGAATGCTGCGACCACTGTAAACTATACAGCAAATCTTTGGTTATACACCGGTCATAGTTCCAGTCCGTTTAAGTCAGCCAATCTAACTATTTCTATTGAGCCTGAAGTCCGTGCTGGATTTATAGGTACTGCTGTCACACAGTCCGATGCCACTGCATACGCTGCCAATGCTCAAGTAGGATACATTTATACTGATTATCGAAATGGCAATGATCGTGCTTTGTTTACTTTCCAAAATCAAACCTCACCAAATGTGGCCTTCACCAGTAATACATACAATTGGATCTGGGGCGATAGTAGTTTTTCAAATGGAATAGCTAACACAGCCAATATCACACATACGTATTCGGCCACTGGGGTCAAGACCGTGGCCTTACAAGCCAATGGCACACCGGGTACTATTGCACAAAGTAATACGTCAACTAGGACAAGTTATATAACTATTCTGGCTAACCCCACAGCACCCACTAATCTCAGTGGATTTAGCAATGTTACTATAGCCACAACAGCTCAAGGTAATACAGCTAATACCGTGTTGGCAGCTGGAGCAGCAGATAATACCGGAGGAAACATAGTGGCAAATGGTGTGGCAGTAACACGTTTTGCCACAACAACTCCTATTACCACCAGCACGCAGATTGCCAATGCAAACACAGCCACAACAGGCACATTAACTGCCATTGTGAATAACGCAGGTGGTGGTAATGTAACATTCTCAGCTGCTGGAAATACTGTTGGCACCGCCGGTGCTTTGATTATATCTGCAGATAGAGATCTGCATGTGGCCAATGCTGCGGTACCCACAGGCTTCTACAAGGTATTCAGTGCCACCATCAGCAATACGTTAGCAAGTTTAGGAAATGGATATAACAATTATAAATTTAGTCATTCGGTAAGTGGAAACAGCAACTATGTGGGATTTGTCAAAGATAATCTCAACACAGCACCCACTGTGGGTATAGCCAATATTGTGATGTCAGAAGCTACTGCCGGTACTTACAGATATATCAGTGGCATTCCATATTACAGTGCCACAGGATCACCAGCTATCACCATTGCCACGCTGGAGGTAGCAAATCTTACTGGGCAAACATATAATAATTCTACCACACCACTTACTATTGCATCGGGAACATTATATGAAAGCACAACTGGCAGCGTGATTTCAACGCAGACTAAAACATACACGCAAATGGATGGAAGCCCAAGCATGCTCACCGGTTCTAATGTCAAGGCCAATATAGGAATCACATCAAACTATGCATTCGGCAGCATAAACTTATTAATAAACGGATCAGCTCAGGCCGTGGCCACAGTGGGAGCCAATATAATAAATGTGGTTGGATTAAGTTCCACAGTGCAGTTACCTACTAAAATACAAGTGTATAGCTCAGCCAATACTGGATTTAATGAACAATCAATAACCTGCTCAACTTCTGGCAACACTCAAGTAGGTGTGCGTGTTGCTCTTGGTCTTAGCGGCAATACTCCAGCATTTTCAAATAGTACAAATTTCTATACTGGCAATGCCTGGAGTGGAGCGCAAACTATCGCCGGCACTGATGAAGCAGTAACACGCTGGGGAGTTGTCAAGCAATTTACAACTGATCTAAGCACAGGATATTTGCCAGTTGGACCAGATTTAAATTCTGGTAGATCTGGAACACAGTACTTTACCTTTGCATTTCGGCGTCCAAGTCTGGCCAATTTTGATATTGTATTGACTACCACAACTGGTATTGCTGGAATTTGGGTTGCATTACCTGGAACAACAGTAGACAAAAGTGGGTTCTCATCACCGACTCCGGGATTCCCAGGACCCACAAGTACCATCAATGGTTGGTTAGAAGCATTTACACAAAATCAAAATGCAGGAGTACCAGGCAAAAGTGGAACAGGTGGTAATCCCGGTGGCACAAATGGGTGTGCTGTAACTACACCAGTTCCGTTAAATACAGCTATTAGTAACACGAGATACTCTATGACGTTTGGCACAATGAATGCTTCCTATAGCACCGGTAATAATATGTTGATTAGAATTGGCCTGGCCAGTGGACAAACTCTGTCAGATGTGCAGATAGGAGCAACACCTTAATGGCCGCCACATTTACAGAATCACAAAAGTTAGATTACGTCTGGAAAAAGCTCGGGTATGGCGTAGCTAAAACTGCCGAGCCAACTGCACTGGGTGCGGCAAACGAAGGTACAGCCAGTCCTCTGTTGTATCGTGGTGATCTTATTTGGACACAGAGTGGAGATATTCCTAGTACGCAACCGCCGGGCTCAATAACCACAAGTATTGTACAAGTATATGCTGATGGTGGCGGTGCTGGAGTTACCGCCGCGGCGGAATGTACAGAAATCACCAGTGCTCCTGATAATCAATCATGGGCAACAGGTCTTACCACCTGGATTCCTATACAATTTGGCCCGGACTATCTAGTGCGAGTATATGCCGGACCTCCCGCAGCAGCAAATATTAGGGCAACTGGCACCTTCCTAAATCAAAATGGTAGCGGTGTAGATGATACTTGGTTTTTTGACTATCAAGCTGGTATAGTAAATTTTAACGGTGCCAATATACCAACTGCCATAGGTACCGCAACTGCAAATACCATATATGTCATGGGTTATACGTATGTGGGTGAACTTGGTGTAGATACCACATTTATTTCTAATGGCACCAGTAATGTTCGGGTAGTTAGTTCGGGTGGAAACGTAACAGTTGGGGTTGGAGGAGTAGGAAACATTGTTGTTTTCTCAACAGCAGGCGCTGCCATCACTGGTGTTGCATCTGCGTCGGGCAACATAACAGGTGGTAATATCCTAACTGGTGGATTGATCTCTGCAACCGGTAACGTAACTGGTAACTACATCTTAGGTAATGGCGCATTATTGACCGGTGTTATCACAAGTGTGGCCAATATCAATAATGGCACCAGCAATGTCACAGTGGTAAGTTCTGGTGGTAATGTAACTGTCGGCATAGGTGGCACCAGCAATGTGGCTGTATTTGCCACCACAGGTGAATACATAACTGGCGTACTCAGTGCCAATGGTACCGTAACTGGTGGTAATTTAGCTACAGGTGGTACAGCAAGTGCCTCTGGAAATATCACAGGCGGTAATGTATTGACTGGTGGTTTGGTATCATCTACAGGAAATATCACCGGCGGAAACATCCTAACCGGTGGTTTAGTTTCGGCCACAGGTAACGTATCTGGCAACTATTTCATAGGTAACGGCACCGTTATAACAGGTGTGCTGGCTGATCGTGGTCCAGATACAAATAACTACGACCTGCTGACTCAAATGGGAGTATATACGGTAAATAGACTTAGTTGGAGTGGTGTCACAGGAGCCCCCACAGATAGCCCAGTTTATGTAGGATTATTAGAAGTAAAGAATAGCACGAATACAGCAATTGAACAGATTTTTTATCCCGGTACTGTGGAAGCTGATGTTAAAATACAGTGGAATCGCAGTAATTGGAGTGGCACTTGGACAGCATGGATAAAGATTGTCAATGATTTCCAAAGTATAAGTGGTGGTACATATTAAACAGGATATACAATGTCAAATACAATTTTAATCAAACGTTCATCAACCCCGGCAGCGGTGCCAACAACGGCTAGTTTAAGCCTGGGCGAGTTAGCCATTAATACGTATGATGGAAAACTATACACAAAAATTGACAGTGGTACTCCCACTGTAATTGATCTTACAACAAACCAAACGATTAGCCTAACCGGTAATGTATCGGGATCCGGCACAACATCTATAGACGTCCAGCTAAATGCTGCACAAACTAATATTACCAGTGTTGGTATATTAACAAGTGTTAGTGTAACTGGTAACGTGCAGGGAGGAAATTTACGAACAGGCGGATTAATTTCGGCTACTGGTAATATCTCCGGTGGCAACTTATCAGGCACCTCTATCGCAGGTACATTAACTACTGCTTCACAAACAAATATAACCGCAGTAGGTACATTAACAAGCCTGTCGGTATCAGGAAACACAGTTAGCGGTAACGTCTTAACTGGTGGATTGATCAGTGCTGCTGCAACTGTAACTGGTGGCAACTTAGCAACGGGTGGCACAGCAAGTGCAACTGGTAACGTCACCGGTGGTAACGTCTTAACAGGTGGCCTGGTTAGTGCAACCGGTACCATCACTTCCGCTACTACAATAACCGGTGGTAATTTAGCCACAGGCGGTACAGCAAGTGCAACTGGTAACATCGATGGTGGTAATGTCCTAACCGGTGGCTTGATTAGTGCAACCGGTAACATATTAACTAGTGGTAACATTAGTGTGAGTGGTAACATAACCACCGGTGGAAATATTAGTAGTACCTATGCAATCAGTGCAGGTGGTAACCTAACCGGTAGTAACGTATCAACTGCAGGATTGATTAGTGCGAGTGGTACTGTAACCGGTGGTAACTTGGCCACAGGCGGCACAGCAAGTGCAACAGGTAACATAACTGGTGGTAATGTTCTGACTGGTGGCCTGGTCAGTGCAACTGGCAACGTCACCGGTAACTACATCTTAGGTAATGGCGCATTATTGACCGGTGTTATCACAAGTGTGGCCAATATCAACAATGGCACAAGTAATGTTACTGTTGTTAGTTCAGGTGGTAATGTAACTGTTGGTGTTGGTGGCATCGGAAACGTGGCTGTATTTGCCACCACTGGCGAATATGTAACTGGATTGATTAGTGCAAATGGTACTGTAACTGGTGGTAATTTAGCCACAGGTGGTACAGCAAGTGCGACCGGTAACATCACCGGTGGCAACGTCTTAACAGGTGGATTGATAAGTGCAACAAGTACCATCACTTCAGGTGTGACAATAACTGGTGGTAACTTGGCCACGGGCGGTACAGCAAGTGCGACTGGTAACATCACCGGTGGTAATGTTCTAACTGGTGGATTGATTTCAGCAACAAGTACAATCACTTCAGGTGCCACAATTACCGGTGGTAATTTGGCCACAGGCGGTACAGCAAGTGCAACTGGTAACATCGATGGTGGTAATGTTCTAACTGGCGGTCTCGTAAGCGCAACTGCTACCATCACAGGTGGTAATTTAGCCACAGGCGGTACAGCAAGTGCAACTGGCAACATCACCGGTGGTAATGTCCTAACTGGTGGATTGATTTCAGCAACAAGTACAATCACTTCTGCTGCTACAATTACCGGTGGTAACTTGGCCACAGGTGGAACATTATGTGCAACTGGTAACATAACCGGTGGTAATGTCCTAACTGGTGGAGTGATTTCAACCACCGGTAACGTCGTTGGTGGCAATATCAACACCAATAGTATAGTTGGCAGCTCATTAACAATTACCACAACAGGTAATTTGTCTTTAAGCCCAGTTGGAAATATTCTGGTCAATAATAAAAATATCAACAATCTTGCTGATCCGGTTGCTGACCAAGATGCCGCCACAAAAGTTTATGTTGACAACATTGCATCAGGCCTTGATCCCAAAGCAAGTGTTGCTTACGCCACTGCCACCGCACTAGCTGCCTATACATACAACAATGGTACAAGTGGAGTCGGGGCAACTATCACAGCCAACGCCAATGGTGCATTAAGTATTGATGGATCAACACCAACTGCTGCTGATCGTGTGTTGATCAAGAACGAAACAGGTGGCAACGCACCATATAATGGTATCTATGTAGTTACTACAGTTGGTAGTGTTAGCGCGGCATTTGTATTGACTCGCTCGGCGGATATGAATCAGGGATCAGAGTTTCCCAGCGCATTTACATTTGTTGAAGCAGGCTCAGTGAATGCTGATTCGGGATATGTGTGTAGCACAAACGCTCCAGTAACAGTTGGCACAACTAACATTACATGGGTACAATTTTCTTCCAGTGGATCATACACAGCCAATACCTCAGCTGGTCTGAGCTTAATTGGATCGCAATTCAACGCTTTAGTTGATAACAGCACAACAGCATTTGATGGCGGTGGTAATATCATTGTCAAGACTGGCGCGAATCTGACCACACCAAATATTGGTGCAGCAACTGGTACAAGTTTAAGTGTAACTGGATTTGTTAATGCTGGAACAGTAGTAAGTGCTGCTGGTAACATCACAGGTGGTAATGTTCTAACTGGTGGATTGATTTCAGCAACAAGTACAATCACTGCAGGTGCTAATATCACCGGTGGTAATTTAGCTACGGGCGGCACAGCAAGTGCAACAGGTAACATCATCGGTGGTAACATAAACACAGGCGCTAACGTAAGTGCCATTGGTACAATTACAGGTGGTAATATTCTAACAGGTGGTACAGCAAGTGCGATAGGTAACATAACAGGTGGTAATGTATTAACTGGTGGGTTGATCTCTGCGACTAGCACGATAACTTCGGCTGCCACAATTACCGGTGGCAACTTGGCCACAGGTGGTACAGCAAGTGCCACAGGTAACGTAACCGGTGGTAATGTTCTAACTGGTGGGTTGATAAGTGCAACTGCAACTGTAACCGGTGGTAATTTAGCCACAGGTGGTACAGCAAGTGCCACAGGTAATATCACAGGCGGTAATGTCTTAACTGGTGGATTGGTCAGTGCAACCGGTAACGTAACTGGTAATTATATCCTTGGTAATGGCGCATTATTGACCGGTGTTATCACAAGTGTGGCCAATATCAACAATGGCACCAGTAATGTTACTGTTGTTAGTTCAGGTGGCAATGTAACTGTTGGAATAGGTGGTACTTCAAACGTGGCAGTATTTGCCACAACAGGAGTATATGTAACTGGATTGATTAGTGCCTCTGGTAACGTAACTGGTGGTAATTTAATAACCGGTGGTGATATGACGGTGCCCGGTAATTTAACTGCCGGTAATATCAACACATCTGGATCAAGTGGTAATATCGACGGTGCCAATGTTATAACAGCTACCACGTTAAGTGCAACCGCTAACATCACCGGTGGCAATGTCCTAACAGGTGGATTAATTAGTGCAACTGGTAACGTAACAGGCGGTAACGTTCTAACAGGTGGATTGGTCAGTGCAACTGGTAACGTAACCGGTGGTAATGTCCTAACTGGTGGATTGGTCAGTGCAACTGGTAACGTAACCGGTGGAAATTTACGCACCGGTGGATTGATCAGTGCAACTGCTAACATAACCGGTGGTAACGTTACCACAGCAGGTATCGGAAGTATAGCAACACTAACAGTAGGAACCGCTGCAAACGTCACTGCTGCAACTGTGAGTACAAGTACATCAACTGGTGCGTTAATTATCACAGGTGGTTTAGGCGTCGGAGGCAATGTATATGCCGGTGCATTATATGATAATGGTACAGCGGTATTAACAATTTCTTCAACGGTGGACGGTGGAACATACTAAGTAGATAAATGACTAACACAATACTGCTCAAAAGATCATCGTCGGCTGATGCCGTACCAGCAGTTGGTAATCTAACTGTTGGTGAATTGGCATTAAATTACACCGACGGTAATTTATTTTTCAAAACAGGGGCAGGAACAGTTGCCCTGATTGCCAGCACGCAAGTTGTTTCTGTGACAGGAAATATCGTCGGTGGTAATGTCTTAACCGGTGGATTGATTAGTGCAACCAGCACCATCACTTCTGCCGCTACAATAACTGGTGGTAATTTAGCCACAGGTGGTACAGCAAGTGTCTCCGGTAACATCACAGGCGGCAATGTCTTAACTGGTGGCGTGGTCAGTGCAACTGGTAATATTGATGGTGGTAATCTAAGAACTGGTGGCGTGATAAGTGCGACCGGTAACATCACCGGCAATACTTTTTTAACTGGTGGATTGATTAGTGCAACAGGTACCATAACCGGCGGTAACATCACCGGCGCCAATATATTAACTGCCGGATTGATATCTGCAACCGGTAACGTCGCCGGCAATATTTTAAAAGCTGCTGGATTAAGTGTATCGGGCACAGTATTATCAGATTTAATACCAATTTCAAATGTCACACAAAGTTTAGGTAATACAACCAATAGATGGAAAGATTTATTTTTATCTGGCACCACTATTATACTTGGTGAAAGCACACTTTCATCAACAGGCGCAGATTTTTCTGTTTCTGGTAATGTATCTGGATCAGGATTAACAACAACTGGAGTAGTTACTGCCACCGGTAATGTAACAGGTGGTAATGTACTAACAGGCGGGGTAATCTCTGCAACTGGTAACATCACAGGTGGTAATGTATTAGGCGGGGCAAACGTCAATGCCACCATACATACAGGTACTACAGTAAGTGTAAGTGCAAATATTACAGGTGGTAATGTCCTAACTGGCGGCTTGATCAGTGCTGCTGCAACCGTAACCGGTGGTAATTTAGCCACAGGTGGCACAGCAAGTGCAACTGGCAACATCACAGGTGGTAACGTCCTAACTGGTGGCTTGATCAGTGCCACCGGCGCAATCACTTCTGCTGTTACAATTACTGGTGGTAATCTAGCCACAGGTGGTACCACAAGTGCAACTGGCAACATCACAGGTGGCAACGTCTTAACAGGTGGCGTGATATCAGCAACTGGTAACGTAGCTGGTAATTATTTCATTGGCAACGGCAGTGCATTGACTGGGCTTATAGCTAGTGTAAGCAATATCAGCAGCGGCACAAGTAATGTTAATGTAGTCAGTTCGGGTGGCAATGTAACAGTGGGTGTTGGTGGTACAGGTAACGTAGTGGTATTTGCCACCACAGGTGAATATGTAACTGGATTGTTAAGTGTTACCGGCAATGTAACAACCGGTAATGTACTAACTGGTGGATTAATATCTGCGACTGGTAACATCACAGGCGGCAATATAACTATTGCTGGGTCAGCTAACATATCTACCTTTATAGGCAACGTTTTCTTTGGCTCTGTGCCAGCACAGCCAACATGGTATACTATTGCTCCATTGAATCTTAATAATAGTCTGGCAGCGGCAACAAAAGTTCAGTTAAATTTAATTAATACAGGTGGTGGCGCAAACGCTGGATCAGCAATTGATTTCTACACTTATCAAATTTCAGTTGCTGCTGCCAACGCAGAAGCCAGAATAGCTGCAATTGATGATGGTAATTATTCAGCCTGGATCAGTCTGCAAACAAAAACTCCTGGTAGCACCGGCACCAATGGATTAGTCGAACGAGTAAAAATTGATTCAACTGGTGCATCAGTGGTTGGCAATGTTACCGGTGGTAATTTACGTACAGGTGGCTTAATTTCAGCGACTGCCACAATTACGGGTGGCAACTTGGCCACAGGTGGTACCACAAGTGCAACCGGTAATATCACAGGTGGCAATGTTCTAACTGGTGGATTAGTTAGTGCAACCGCCACAATTACGGGTGGTAATTTAGCCACAGGTGGTACAGCAAGTGTCTCCGGTAACATCACAGGTGGCAATGTTCTAACTGGTGGCGTGATCAGTGCAACTGGCAACGTAACCGGCAGTTATTTCATTGGTAACGGCAGCGCATTAACTGGAATTTCTGGTGGTGGTGGTAGTAATATATCAAATGGTACAAGCAATGTATCTGTTTATTCTAGCGGAAACGTCGCAGTTGGAATAAATGGTAGCAGCAATGTAGGGGTATTTTCCAGTGGATCTTTGTTTATTAATGGATTATTTACCAGCCCAAAAACCATAACGGGCAATGTATTGATGGCTCCAAATTCATCATCTCTGGTAATAAGCCCGCTATTAGTTGCAGATGGGTACGGAATAACAGTTCCAAGTGATTCTACCTTGTATGTCTGGGTGCCAAGTTAACGGCTAAATATACGATGTTAAAAGGACAAATTTAAATGGCTCTTAGTCTAGACGGAACAACCGGGGTATCAGCCAGCGGTAATGTCACCGGTGGAAACGTTTTAACGGGCGGATTGATTAGTGCGACTGGTAACATCACCGGCAATTACATTTTAGGAAATGGTAGCGCATTGACTGGTATTGATGCAACATCGATACAAAGTGGCACAAGCAATGTTAAAGTTGTTAGCTCAGGTGGCAATGTGACAGTGGGTGTGGCCGGTACTTCTAACGTGATTGTAGTTGATGCATTTGGCACGTATATCACAGGTAATTTATCAGTTAGTGGCAACGCAACATTATCTGGAAATATACTTGGTGATCGTATCCAAAACGGCTCAACTAGTCTCGACATTCAAGTTGCAAGTGGTAATGCTAATATTTCAGTTGGTGGCACCAGCAACGTGGCTGTATTTGCCACCACAGGTGAATATGTAACTGGATTGATTAGTGCTAATGGTACTATAACCGGTGGTAATTTAGCCACCGGTGGTATAGCAAGTGCAACTGGCAACATCACAGGCGGTAACGTCCTAACAGGTGGTGTCATTAGTGCAACTGGCAACGTCACTGGTAACTACATCTTAGGTAACGGTGCATGCTTATCCGGTGTTATCACAAGTGTGGCCAATATCAACAATGGCACCAGTAATGTCACAGTGGTTAGTTCAGGTGGTAATGTAACAGTTGGCATAGGTGGCACCAGCA